GCCGAAAAGCCAGCAGCCGACCCAACTTATGATTATCGGAAAGCTTTGAAAAACATGTCTAAACAAAAAGATTGGAAGGATGCTCAAAAAGCAGCAAACAGTTTTGAATCGGAAATGAGAAATAAAGCAAAAGATTCGAACAAAGAAAGAGTATTGTATGTTTATTTTGGAGATCTTATAGAAGTTGCATGCAGAGCATTATCGCCCGAAAAGAATACTGAAGCTGACAACATGGTTTTATTGACCGGTCCAGTAATAATTAGTCATCCTCGTGACGGTTCGGTGATGAGGTGTAATATCGCCGATGTTCCTATATCATTTGACTCCTTTCAAGCATTTTTTATGGATCGGGTCATCAAGAGGCAGTTGGATACGTATCCGCTCAAGCAGTTTCTAAAAGATTTGTTGGAAAGGCTCTTAAGACCATCGCTAAAACCGGCTAACTGCTTCCCCGGCAACAGAGAACAAAGAAATATAGAGATCGGCCAATCAGTCTTTACCATCAGTCAGAGCACTTATTCATCTATGAAGATGGCACAAATGAACGATGGCTATGCAAACATTTCAAATCCTGATGTATATACAAGATTTTCTCCAAATATCGGCGCGGAGCACGAATATCAATGTTTATTTTTGTATTTGGTTAGCTATAAGTCTAGCGACCTTCGTGGATTCCAGTATGGTAATTCCGCCGGCGAATATAATGATTCAGAAAAAGGTATCTTTCATTACACTATTGGCCAAGACATAGGTATCTTAAGAAAAATAGACTTCACCAGATCTGATGTTCAAGGTTTGAGGGAAGCTCGCCAAGCAGATGATAAAAACTTTGGCCAGCTTCGCGATGTTTATAATGCCAATGTCACGCTAGTTGGAAACAATATATACATTCCGGGTATGAAATTATTCCTTAACCCTCCATTTGGTTTTGGCGACCCCACAATGCCGAGATCGCTATCTCATTTATTGGGTATAGGCGGCTATTATGACGTCATTAAGGTCAATTCAACGATCTCAAGGGGTGGCGCATACAGTACAGATTTGGAGTGCATATATCAGCAATCTGGCGCGGAAACGGCTAGCCTCGAAGATCAATGCTTGGAAGCACTAGACAAGCTCCCCGGCGGTGGTGGCGAGTATAAAAACTACGTTAACAAGCGGAAAGAGCAAAAAGCGCGCGATTCTGAGCGGAATCCAGACGGAGGATAGAGTATGGCCGAAAGAAACTACAGACCGATAGTCAACACTAAAAAAGTTGAAAAGCTTGAAGAAATTTCTAGAAAATTCGATCTTCCAGCAAAACAAGATGTCAATCCTATCAGAAGAGAACAAAACAATATTAATGTATCTGATATTGAAAATCATGAAATAGTCGC